CACAAAAGAAGAAAAAGAAATAAGAGATTATTCTTTTCAAGATGCTTTAGCACAAGCTGCAACTGGTAGAATTGAAGGGCTTGTAAAAGAAATGGACCAAGAAGCAAGAAATGAGTCAAGATATACTGGGCAATCTTACAAGGGAATTGGTATTCCTTCAAGCATATTAACAAGAGCTGCTGTTGGAACTGCTGCTGGAAATGCAACTCAAGTAATGTCATGGACAGATCAATTAGAATCAAACTTAGTTTTAGCAAGTGCTGGAGCTAATTTTTATTCTGGAGTAAACAACATGAAATTCCCAGTATTTTCATCAATCAACTCTGGATTTGTTGCTGAAACTGGTGGAACTGCTCCAGACGCAAATGGAACTGCAACATCTCTGACTTTAAGCCCAAAGAAATGTATTTCTATCGTAAACGTATCAGCTGAGGCTGTAATGCAAAACGCATCTATTGAAGCTGCTTTAAGAAGAAATATGGCACAATCAGTTGCATCTACTTTAGAACAAGCTTTATTAACTGGCGGAACTGATGACGATAACGCTCCATCATCTATCTTTACTGATGCAAATGCTGGATCAACAGCTGCTTTTGCCGCAGGAACTGCAATAAGTTTAGAATCTGATGTATTAGAAGCTGGTGTTCAATTAGAAGGCTCAAGAATGGCTTATTTAATGAATCCAACTGCATACAAAGCAATAAAAACTGCTGAGATGGTTTCTAACGTATCACCTTTATATGATATGAGAGATAAAACTGTAAATGGATATTTCTCATTTATGAGTGCAAATGTTGGAAATGGTGGAACTGGTTTTGCAACTAAAGATTTTGTATTATTTGGAGATTTCTCTAAAGTACACATCGCACAGTTTGGAGGTCTTGATGTTATTTATGACATATACTCTGGAGCTGGAACTGGTCAGCCAAGATATGTTTTAACATCTTTAGTAGATGGTGATGCTGTTCAAAATGGAGCTGCATTTTCTAACTTGATAGAAGCATAGTAAACAATAATTAATTTTTAAAAAGGGGTGGTGGAATTACCATCATCCCTTTTTTTATAACTAAATAATATGAAAACATATCAAGTAATTACTCCAGCATCTACTTATCCAGTTTCTTTAACTGAAGCTAAATTGCATTTAAAAGTGGATATAACAACAGATGATACATTAATTACTAATTTAATTGTTGCTGCAACTCAAGTAAGTGAAGAGTACACAAATAGATTTTTTATTAATACAGTTGTTAATCAAACTTGTTCTGATTTTAAAGAGTTAAGTGAATTATTTAAAAGCAAAGTGAGTGCTGTTACTCATATAAAATATTATGATTCTGACAATGCACAACAAATTTGGGCAAGTTCAAATTATGTAGTTAATAAAGAATATGAGCCATGTCAAATTAATTTAGTGGTTGATGGTAGTTTTCCAAATATTGCTGATAGAATTGATGCTATTGAATGTAGATATACTGTTGGTTATGGTACTGCAAGTGATGTGCCAGATGTTATAAAACAAGCTATTCTTTTGACTCTTGGAAACTGGTATGAGAACAGAATGTCAGTTATAACTGGTCGCACAACAACTGAGATGCCTATGTCGGCAAAGTTTTTATTAGATACTTATAAAGTGCAAGTTGTTAGATGATGCTAATTGGACAATTAGATAGAAGAGTTTTAATTGAAACACTTGATGTGCCATCAGCAAATAGCTATGGTGAACTTACAAGAGATTATAGTCCTTTTCGTACAGTTTGGGCTTATGTGGAATGGAAGGGTGGAAGTGAAGGAACTGATCAAAGTGAAAAAATAACCGGAATGACAAAGCTCCATGTTTATATTAGAAATTTTGATATGGGTAATTTAACTTTGCAATCAAGAATTGATTATGATGGTAAAAAATATTTTCCTAAAGTTATAAATCAAATTGATGGAAGAGATGCTTTTTTAGAAATAATTTGTGAGAATAAAGATTAATGGCTAAATCAAACATAACAGTTTTAGGAACAAAAGAATTAAATGATTTGTTTATGCAATTACCTAAACAAGTTAAGAAAAATTCTATTTGGCAAAAGTTTTGGAGAAAAAATAGTAAGCCATTTATTGAAGGCGCAAAATCAAATCTTAATGGTTTGACTGGGCAACAGAATCAAAAGGATGTAAAAAGAACTGAACAATTAAAAAGAAGTATTGGATATTTTACAACAAGAGCAAGTAGGAAATATTTAGGTGGTTTTGTTGGTCCAAGAGTAAAAGGTAGATTTAAAAGTAAAGACAAGAGTGGTTATTATGGAGCATGGATTGAATATGGTAGTGAAGTTAAATTTGGTGGAAGAGGTTATGGAACAGATCAGCCTTTTATAAAACCAGCTTGGCAAAGTGCATATTTAAAAGTAACACAAAACTCAATGAATGATGCTGAGTTTGTAATGGCAAAAGCAATTAAAAGTCATGAAAGAAAGTTACAGAAATATGGTAAATTTGGATATTAAATGGAAATAGGAAAAGCAATATATAATATTTTATCAACTACAACTAACATTAGTGATTTAGTTGGTACAAGAATATTTCCAAATGTTGCTCCTCAGACTACTACATTTCCTTTTATTATTTATGATGTTAATGGAGTTCAACCAAATGATACAAAAGATGGAGCATCAACATTAGATACAAATGATGTGATGATTTCTTGTTATAGCGAAACATATTCACAAGCATCTGATTTAGCTCAAAAAATAAGGGTTGCAATGGATAGAATTAATGAGGGAACATATGGAGGGGAACAAATACAATCAAGTCAATTTCAAAGCTATAATGATATTTTTGATGATACAAGTGGTGATGCTGGAATTTATAGAAAGGCTTTAGATTTTGAGATTAGACAAATTAATCCGACAAGTTAAAAGAAAATAATATGAAAATAAAATTAAGTAAAAATTGGAGGTATGCTGGTCAAGTAATAATGGCTGGAACTGAAATGGAAATAAAGAATAAAGAAACTATTGCTTTTTTAAAAGATAATGGTTACTTAAAAGAAAAAAAAGAAAAAAAGGCAAAACAAAAAGTTGCCGAAGAAAATAATTAATTAATATAAAAAAGAAAAAAAATGGCTATTTTAAATGGAACTGAAATAAAAGTTTATAGCTCTGGAACAACTAATCTTGTTGCATTTGCTCAAAACTGTACGTTGAATGTAAATCATTCACCAAGAGAAATTACAAACAAAGAATCTGGAGGATTTAAAGAAATCTTAGAAGGATTGAGAGATTTCTCAATTGATATTGATGGAGCTTATGCTTGGACAAATGCTGGTGGATCAGCTATTGCTAATGGAATAGATGACTTATTGCAAACAAATATTCTTGCAACTCCTATTGTTAAGGTTGATTTCATATTTGGTGATACTGCTACATCACTTGATGTGAGTTATGCTGGTAGTGGTTATCTTACCAGTGTTAGTATAACTGGTGGAACGGAAGATACTGCAACATATAGTATGACAATAGAAGGAACTGCTGCTTTAACACAGACAGTACAATAAAAACTTAGGTGAGGAGCTTTGGTACTTTTGTTTAGTACCATTGCTCCAATCCTTACTAAACTAAACAAAAAATGAATTATACTTTTATAGAAATAAATAAACAAAAACTACCAATTAAGTTTGGTTTTAATGCATTGAGAAAATATTCATCTAAAACAAATACATCATTGCAAGATTTAGATAAACTTGGTGTGGACATGACATTGGATGATGCATTAACTTTAATATATTGTGGCATTGAGGATGGACATAGAGCTGCAAAGCAAGATTGTGATTTAAGTGTTGATGATTTGGCTGATTTAATTGATGGTGATTTTGATAGTATTGGTAAAGCTATGGAAATATTAGCTGAACAAATGGGTGGTAATACTGGAAAAAAGCAGAAAGCCAAGAAGAAATAAAGGCTCTTACTTGGCAGAGATTAGAGAGAATTGCTTTTGGACAGTTAGGCATGGGAGTAAAAGAGTTTTATGATTACTTGCCTAAACATTTTTGGAATAAGTTGGATGGCTTTTATGAGCTTGAGAATATAAGGGAAAGAAGTAAGTGGGAAAGAACAAGATGGCAAACTACTTTGTTACTAAATATTCAAATAGCAAAAGGTAAAAAAATAAAGCCAACTGATTTGATTGAGTTTGAGTGGGATAAAAAGGATAAGAAAATAGATTACGAGAAATTGAAAGCAAAAGCTGAATATATTAAAAAAATGAGTGAGCATGGCAAATAAGAGTGTTGGTTTATTAACTATTGCATTTGGAGCTGATTTAAGAGGCTTTGACAAAGCAATGAAAAAGGCTCAAAGAAGTATCAAAAAATTTGGTACATCTATGCAGAGAACTGGTAAAAACTTAACCAGAAATCTAACATTGCCATTAGCTGCATTTGCAGCTGCATCTGTAAAAGCATTTGATGAACAAATAGTTGCAGAAACAAAATTACTTACAGCTTTAAAAGGTCGTGAAGATATACAACAAAGATTAATTGCACAAGCTAAAGAATTACAAACAAAAACTTTATTTGGTGATGAGGAAACAATAAAAGCACAAGCATTGTTAGCCTCATTAGGATTAACAGAAGATCAAATCACTATGTTAATTCCTCAGATTCAAAACATGGCTACTGG